CAACGCCTTTTCCTCCTGCCCCGCCAGAATATTTTGGGGTTGTCGCGCTTAGGTTCCCGCCGCCCCCGCCGCCCCCGCCAGTGTTTGCATCAGCGGATACAGCAGCAATATTTGGGGATCCCGAAGCGCCGCCTTTGCCAGCCGTTCCTGTAGCTCCTGTTCCACCATTTCCGGGAGTTGCTGTTGAATAACCGCCACCGCCACCGCCGTAAGCGTAATAAACAGAAGATCCGGTAATGCTACTCGTAGAACCGCTTCCCCCATTTCCAGATGCCGAAATTGTAGCCGCAGTTCCAATTCCTCCAGCGCCGCCACCTCCGCCAGAACCATTAGAAGTAGCTCCAGCCCCTCCGTCTGAACCTTGACCAGAAGTTCCAGTACCAGCGTTGCGAAAATTTACATCACTAGATTGCGCGCCGCCTGCTCCAGACCCACCGTTTTTATTGGTGTTAGCCCCAGTCCTCCAAGCAACTCCACCACCCCCACCAGTGGATTCAATTTTTGCACCACCACCAACAGCAGTTGTGTTCCATGATGAAACGCTACCAACAGAACCCTGTGCAGTGCTATCTGCTGATGCCGCACCACCAGCACCACCAGCGCCAACCGTAACCGTGTATGACGTTGCGGCTACAACAGAATAGGCCGAGCCTCCGACGTTGGTAAGCAATCCACCAGCGCCGCCGCCCCCCGCGCCACCGTTTGTATCAGATCCGCCGCCGCCACCACCGGCAACAACCAAATACTCAATTGAAGTTGGCCCAGCCGCAGAGGCTTGCAGTGTTAAAAAATTATTGAGGGCGGCAAACATTATGGCGTGTACCCTTGAGTAATGGAGCCATACCAGTTTGTACCATCAGCAATAAAAGACAGTATGTCCATTTTTCCTGCCGTTGCCGTAATTGTCGGAGCGCCAGCAGAACCCCATTTGACCCCAGTAAATGTTGCGCTACCGTTACCCGTAGATGCGGCTTGTTTAAGTAACAGAACGAATGACTTACCAGCGGTTGCAGTGGGCATTGTGAATGTACAAGCAGTTGAGGCTGTTAACGTAGCTGTTTGAACCGTGCCGCTAGTTAACGATATGGTGTTTGTAGTTGTTACCGTGCCGATAGCCACAACGCTTTCGGTGTAGTTCGTAACAGTCGGGTTTGTGAGCGTTGGCGTTGTTGAAAACACCAAATTGGTACTGGTCGTTCCAGTAGCGCCGGATGCCGTGTAGCCCGTAATGTTATTGAATGCGGTGATACCGGCAGCGCTTGCGTTAGTACCGCCGTTTGCAACAGGAAGAACCCCGGTAACGCCAGTCGTTAAAGGCAACCCGGTGGCGCTGGTTAGAGTGCCGCTAGAGGGGGTGCCAAGAGGGCCACCGCTATACAAAACCGTTCCAGAGGCATCAGGAAGGGTCAGTGTGCGACTGGCAGTAAGTGTTGTTGGGGTGAGTGTTACGCCATAGCTAGAGGTGCCGCCAGCTCGACCTTGCAGGATTACAGAGTCTTGCGTTGCCGCCGCTCTAGCCGTGGCAGTAGTAAACACCCCAGTCGTCGGAGTCGTATCGCCAACAGTACCGTTGATGTTGATTGATGCGGTGCCGGTGAGATTTGTAACGGTCCCGCTTGATGGAGTCCCAAGAGCCCCACCGTTAACAACTACCGATCCCGCTGTGCCTGTATTTGTACCCAGGGCAGCCGCAACCCCGGTTCCTAGGCCAGAAACACCCGTAGAGACAGGAAGTCCCGTCGCATTGGTTAACGTCCCAGAGCTTGGCGTTCCGAGCGCCCCACCATTAACAACGAACGCGCCAGCAGAACCAGTGTTCACACCAAGAGCGGTAACAACTCCAGTGCCAGTCGTAACCGTTGAAGGAGCCGCGCCAGCACCGCCACCAACAACCAGAGCATTAGATGCAAGCGCGCCAGAAGATGCCCAAGTGGTGCCCGACGAGAAATAAACTATGCCGCCGCTAGTCCCAGCAACAGTCAAATCAAACGAGCCAGTTGTTGTAACAGGAGAACCGGCAACAGAAACGATGCCCCCGGTAAATGTCTGACCAACGCTTGTAACGGTTCCAGTTCCGGTCGCCGTAACCCACGACAAATTATTTGAGGCATCCGTTGACAGAAGTTGACCGGCCGTTCCCCCAGCCGAGGGAAGGGTCCAGGTTACATTTGTCCCCACAACCGAAGGCGCCCTAAACGCCACCCAGTTGCTATTGTCAAGGTCGCCAAACCTAACCGATCCCTGTCCACCAACCTGAATGCTGCTGCCGTTCCAGGTCAAATTAGCAGAGCCGCCAAACGCACCGCTATTGTTAAATTGGATCTGAGTGTTTGACCCACCAGGAGACCCGCCCGTCGCATAGTTTGGAATGTTTAGCACGGTGCCGTTAAATGTAGCCGCGCCGCTCGTTCCGGTTGTAGTCAGTGAGAACGGAGACTGATAATCTGTATTCGCCGTCGCCGCACTAATTGATGTTCCGTTGCCCTTAAGAAGCCCTGTTATCGTAGTGGAAAGGGTAAGAGCAGGCGTTGTTGAGGCGGTCGCCACAGTGCCAGCAAACCCGTTCGCAGAGACGACAGAAACCGACGTCACAGTCCCAGCCGAACCCCAAGAGGCGCTCGTGCCGTTAGTGGTTAAAAACTTGCCGTTGTTTGAGGTTTGGGACGGCAGCAGGGCGTTGATAGCGTTGGCCGCGCTTGACTGACCGGTGCCACCCTGAGAAATCGCAACAGTCCCAGTAGTAACCTGGTTGCCGTTAATCGCAATCGCGGTGTTAATGGCCCCAGTAATCTGACCCTGAGCGTTTACGGCAATCTGAGGTACCTGAGTGGCAGAGCCGTAGGTCCCAGAGGTCACGCCTGTATTCGTAATGCTAAATTGATTTGTGCCGGATAGGCTTAGGCCGGTGCCGTTTGAGTAGACAGCAGACCCCGAGCCAAACTGAACAAAGACAAGGCTGGTAGTGCCAATCGTAATTGGCTGTAGAGCTGTCTGAACCCACGAAGTATTTGCATTCGTAGCGCCAGTCAGGATAAGGGTGAAGTCGCCAGAATCAACATTAAGGTAGGTCGTGCCAGGCGTGTTGTAGTCCGTCGCTCGAGTCAAAACGAACGGATTTAATACGTCGCCAGCCTGGGTAACCGTATAGATGCCGTTTTGCGCCTGATTAGACTGGTTCTTGACTAGCACGCGGTTGCCAGCAGCGACGTTAACCGAGTCAACTAAAAGCGCACCATTTGAGATAGCGGTCAGGGTTGCGCCGACTCCAGAAGATCCGTTGTTATATGTGCAATCCGGCAAAAAGTCGGCGGTCGCAAGGTTACAATTTTGGTGAAAAGACAGCCCGGATGAGACCGCATCAGCATAGGCCTTGTTAACAATATCGTTGTTGCTGGTCGGGGTTGCAACAATGGTTCCGGTGGGGGCGCTTATTGTTGAAAACCTACCCGCCGCAGGTGTCGTGGAGCCAATAGAGGTGTTGTCAATCGTGCCGCCAGAAAACGCCCCGCCAGTAATGGTTTTCCCTGTGAAGGTGAGGGAGTTTGGCAACGAAAGAACCGGAGTGATGCCGCCGGTCGAATTGATCTCGTTTGCGGTTCCAGTTACGCTGACAACCCCACCGCCACTCCCAGCAGCAGACCACTCAACATCCGTAGCGGTAGGGTTTACCCGCAGCACATACGATTCATTTCCTGCGTAACTTGGCAGCAGGTTTACTCGAGCGGTAGCCGCAGTAGTCCCGCCGGTGCCGCCACTCCCAACCGCAAGTGTCCCACCTAGTGTGATAGTCCCAGAGGTAGTAATCGGCCCGCCAGTCGTCGTCAAACCCGTAGTGCCACCAGAGACGTTGACAGATGTAACAGACCCGCTACCGCCACCGCCGCCACCGATAGCACCAGTAGTCGTGCGAACCGTCTGCCCGTTCTGGACGACAGGGACCAGCTCCGTGCCGGTTAGGGGTTGGGCCGCTGGAAGCTGGGTAATAGTTACATTTGCCATCTATATCTCGATACTATCCAGGTTGCCGTTATTCTCTGGCGTCTGAGTATTCTGCTCTGGCGACAATACAAAATTATTATCTCCGCCAGTCGTGAGGTTGTTATCCTCAACTGCAACACTCTCGTCAGGGCGCGGAAAGCGTATTGTAATCTTTTCTGTCTTGCGTGCAGCGAGTCGATACGGATCAAATTTATCCGCGCAACCCTGATCGCAGACCTGCAGACCTGGAAAGTTTGGATCAGATCGCATTGCCGCGTGCGGCCTCTTCATGCGGCACCGGTCACAGATTGCAATTGCTAAATCTGAGAGCCCCGTCGTATCAAGGAAAACAGGCATACATCACCTGTTATAGGGCGCAATATTCGGAGCAAAGTAAATTGGACCTCGACCACGCTCCTCCTGCTCTGCAAGGTTAAACGTAGACTGCGCCTGAGCCTCAAGATACTGAATACGAGCAGGCTCAACACCCGGCAACTCCATCGCCATCTGATGCGCCAGCATATTCACAATCGCCATATACCAGCGCTGGGGTATCTCTAGCTCATCCGTAAGCGCACCCACGTCCATAACCTGACGCGAGTACCAGACAACCATCTGCACAAACGCATCACTCGGTACCGGCCACAGGTTAATCTGCGAATACGGGATCGTGCGGTTTAGCCAATACTGAAACGGCTGGTTTGCAGTAAAGTTTTTGTTCGGCAGGTTCGTGTAGTCATCACGATTAAGGCTAGCCATCGTGATTTCTGTCGAGTTGTTGCCAAAATACAACTCCCTAACGGCTATCGTGCTTCCGTTAATGGCTCGCATCCGGTAATACTGGACGTTTTGACCCGTCTCAATGTCGTACCAGAGCCATTCTTTGTCAGCCCACGTCGTTTGCCCCGGGGAGTAGAGCGCATTCCATGTAATTCCGTCGGTGGAATACTCAAATACAACCGTGATGTTTCCAGAAACTCCCGGTAATACTCCGATTGACCCGACATAGACCGGGGAATTGTAATAAATTGATATGTTTCCATTCGGAGAAGTCTGTGTGCAAACAGTGTCGATGTTGCCGTCAAAGGCGTTTATTGCGATCCCAGAGCTTGAGGAGTAGGCTCCAGAGGGGCGGTTCATGCGCCGATACAAGACGTTTAGGGTATCGTTGAACCCCGCAGGCATATCATAGACCTGCTTGTCTGGAAGAAGGCCAAACACCTTCTTTTCAATCGCCCAGTAGTCAACTCCGGTGTTGATCAGGTGCGATAAGACGAAATACAGAGACTCACGGGCAGAGTTTACCTGCTCAACGGTTAACTCTTCCGCAAGTTTTCCTGCACGACGAGCGGCATGATCAATAACCTTCTGGACATTGATAACCGTCTGACCGACCGTTCCGCTGTACGCCATTTACCATTCCCAAAATTGTGGTAACC